TAGGTCTTGCTCATAATCCTGAGAAAGATATCATTGCAACTACCGACAAGGATCTTGATTGTATTCCTGGCATTCATTTCAATTGGGATAGATCTAGTTGCTATTATGTATCTGAGATAGATGCTAACAGACACTTCTTCAAACAGGTGCTGATAGGAGATACTACAGATAATATCTTGGGGCTGTTTGGTGTGGGTAAGGACTCACAGATGGTAAAGAATATCTATAAGATGTCTGATGTGAATGACATGAGGGAGTTAGTAATAGGTGAGTATAGAAAGAGATTTGGATCTCATTGGGAATTGTTTTACAATGAGACTGCTGATTTGGTGTGGATCTTACAGAAGCGAGAGTGTCCTAAATGATCTGCACTAATTGTAGAGGTAGCTTCCGAGAGGAAAAACTAAGGGCACTGTTAGTCTTTAAGGGTGATGATAGACACAGTGGTATCTATACTGTCTGTCCTAATTGTATTCAAAAAGAAGATAGTAGCTACAAGACAGGGTGGTATGCTTTGAACTATTTATTCTTAAAGCAGAAGAAAGACTAATGGTATGTACTAACTGTCGTAGGAAGATAACAGAATCTAATAGGGTGATAGGCATGATGATGCACAAACTAGAGGAGTATAATGAAGATAATGCTGCATGGCTTACTTGGTGCACTAAGTGCGTAAGACTTTCTCTATTAGAAGACAACCTCTTTAAGAACTTCAGGAGGAGCGAGACACGAGTTGGGCTATAAGAAAACAAAGATTCATCCGTATAAAAGCACACTAGAATATAAATTAGCAAAGGAGCTATCAGGCTATACATACGAACCACCAGAAATAAAAGTGCCGTACAGCATCCATCGACACTACGTTCCTGACTTTGTAAATCTATCTAGACCTGAGATACTGTTAGAAGTGAAAGCATATATGATTAGAGGTCAAGCAGATTGCCAAAAGTACATTGCAATTGCTAGAGACAATCCAGACAAAGAGTTAGTATTCATCTTCTCAGACCCAAGTAGGGTGGCATATTCCGGATGTAAGAGAAGAAAGGATGGTACGTTTCTTACATTAGGAGAGTGGGCTAGGAAAAATGATATTCTTTTTTTTCATATTGAAGACATACCAAAGGAGATTATATCAGGAGAATGGGGTCTTGATAAGGTGAGGGAGTATAAGAAAGAATTGTATGGATTATAATAAAGTGAGATCCCTTTTTGATTACAACCCAGATACGGGACTATTACTCTGGAAGATTCGTTCGCATGGTAGAAGAGCAGATCGGGCTGGATCAAGAGGGACTAGTGGTTATATAAAGGTAGAGACAGGTGGTAAGATATTTCTTTCGCACAGGTTAATTTGGTTGTGGAATTTTGGGTATTTTCCAGAAAATGAAATAGATCATATAAATGGAGATGGTTCTGACAACAGATTATCTAATCTGCGTGAAGCTACAAGGTCTTGTAATTTATTTAATAGAAAATACAAAGGAAAGGAAGAAGTAACTGGTGTTTGTAAGTCTTATCGTAAAGGCGAGAGAGTCTATATAGCGGCTATATGCAAAGATGGAAATTCAACGTGGCTACATGAATCTTCAGATTATGTAGAAGCAGTTGCATATCGTCTTGCAGCAGAGCAATGTCTGGAGTTAGGGTCTTGTGTAAAAAGTGCTGCTAAAGATTATATAAACTCTTATGTTAATCAAATATATAAAAAGGAGATATAACTATTGCCTAAACGCTACGGTAACAACGTCATACTTTTTGTTTCAGATTTTCACGCACCTTACCACCACCCTAAAACTTTAGATTTTTTATCTAGAATAAAAGATCAGTTCAAGCCAGACAGAATCGTTCACGGAGGAGATCATGCCGATTGCTACTCGGTTTCCGACTACCCTAAGAGTTTGGAACATCCAGATACTTGGACAACTGAGTTAAAAGGAATCCGTAAGTTCACTAAAGATCTTGCTGAAATCTTCCCTGATATCGAGATGTTAGAGTCTAATCATGATTCGAGATTATATAAGAAAGCTAGAGTAGCTGGTGTACCCCGTGAGTGTCTAGTTAAATATCTTGATATGATCAATGCACCTCCAGGTTGGAGACTTCATAGTCAACTAGACCTCACGGTGGATGCAGATCGTTCAAGCTGGAAGTTTGTGCATACAATAAACAATGGAGCATTTGGTGCTGCAAAGAATCTAGGTGTGTCAGTATGTTCAGGACACCACCATTCTAAGAGTGGGTTTCAGTCATTCAACAATGGGAAGAAAGTAATCTACGGAGTTGACTCAGGTTCTTTTATCTCTGATAAAGGACATCCTTATTCTTATAACAAATTGGACATCGGAAGACCTATAAGATCCTGTGTGATAATCATTGAAGGAAAACCTCAGATGATAATGATGGAGTAGAGCCATGAAACCCTTTGAGAAAGCTATCATGGTTCTTATGGCAACTCTTATTATCTCTTATGTTCTGTTTTAAACTCTATTGCGTAGACGAGACAATAATAACTTCCCCTCCTATAGCTCCTAACAATCCTAATCACTCTTATAATGATAAGAGTATATGGAAAGACATACACAGGTTTTGTACTGGTCTTGTAAAGAGAGATAAGAGTGTGTTGAGATATTCAATAATCACTATCAGGGATTAACCAATGGATAAATCAGTACGTATTTACCTTATCTGGTCAGAAGAGAGAGACCCAATAGGTACTAGCAGGGTCCGCTCATTCCCCCATATAGGTGCTCTAGAGGATTTCCTATTAGCCCTAGACAGCACTAATGTGAAGTCTGTTAAGATATTGAGTGGTATTCTTTTAGAAGAGAGGGAATGAGTAAGAGAGGATACTGTGGACGTATTCTTACAGTGATCAAAAAGAATCATAAAGAATACGTCCTAGTTCAAGCAGCAAACTATTACACAACTATCTCTGAGTGTGACTTTGAGAAGTCATTAGATATGTGGATGGAAGATACAGAAGAGAATAACATTTATCAACTATGGTATACAAATGATCTGGTATAAAAGATTCTGGATGTGGCTTAAAGCACTGTTTAGTGTGATAGATAAAATAGAACCTGTTATTGATAGAGTCCAACTTCTTGCGAAACAAAAGGTGGCTAATGATAAGAATAAATTGCAGTAAGTGCAGTAAGCCCATCGAAGTAACTACCCTCTCCACAGAGGGACCATATGATCTTTATGATCAACCTAGTATTCCTTATTGGGTGAAGGTATCTCTTGATGGGACTATGATTATCTGTGGGTGCTGTAAGCACCAGAGTAGGTTTGAGTATGATCATATAGACGATAGGTTAGAGGTGCTGAATGAAAGTTAAACTTATCCATCCAGATGCTATAGTCCCTACCAGAGCCACACCTTGGAGCGCTGGTTGGGATCTGTATGCAGTGGAAGATACTCTTATTATTCCTGGTGCATCTGAAGTTATCCCCCTTGGTATAGCAGTAGATGTTGGTAGAGATAATTTTGGATTACTTACTCATAGGTCTTCTTTTGGTTTTAAACTAGATACTATTGCTTCCTTCGGGGTTATAGATGCTGATTACACCAATGAGGTTAAAGTAAAATTATTTAACTTAGGGGCTGATGGGGTGCATATCAAGAAGGGTGATAGGGTTGCTCAGTTGCTTGTAGTCCCTGTAGATATGAGAAGCGTAGAAGTGGTAGAAGAGTTAGAGGAAACTACAAGGAAGGGAGGTCTAGGCTGGTCTGGAAAATAACTAATGGCTAATGGAAGAAAAGTAAGAACATTTTGTGCTAATAGAACCTGTGTGGTCCGCACTTGCTCTCGTAACCTGTGCCACCACACAGGACGCTATTACCGCAACACTAATTGGATACGACTGGGCCCACTAGACTGTGAGCTATATAAAGGATTGGAAAGATATGCCTCCTTATTTGAAAAGGATATCCCTGATAGTGCTGATAGCTTGGATGGGCTTGATGAACTATCAGGGCTATCAGATGCAGAAGCAGATTGACCAGCAAGGAGAAGCACTTCTACAAGTGTCTAGTGCTACAGTTAATAATATGTTTGATATTGCTAGGCTATCAGAGGAAAGGAGAAGGGGACTATGAGCACTAAAGAACCTTGTGACCATATGACAGGGTATAAGATCATAGAAGATGAAGACTATGGAGAGGAGATCTATATCCCTGTATATGCATCTGATGATGAATATCCAGACGAAGAGTTCACTTATTGCAGTTATTGTGGGGAGAAACTATAAGTGGCTAAGTGTTCTAAGTGTATCGAGTGCGGGGAGAAAGAAGCTACAATGCCAGAAAGAGGCTCAGGTTCTATGAGGAAGAGGGTGTGCTCTGATTGTCACACTGAAAAGTTGAGATCAGATTTGAGGTATATCCTTCGAGTAGAATCAAAAAGGAATAGAGAAAGAAGTAAGAATGAGTGAAACATTATATCTTATATGCGTTTCTTGTGGTGCTGTATTTGACCTCTATTTACCAATTGACTATTGTATGGAGTGTGGTGGGGAATTGTATACAGATACTTATCCACTGAAGAAAGAGAGAATTGAGATTCAAAAAGATCTAGCGGAGCAGGAAGAATGAAATTCAGAAAGAAACCAGTAGTTATAGATGCTATACTTTGGAGTGGAAAGAACTTAGAAGAGGTTAGGTCTTTTATACAAAGTTATATACTCTTCTCTGAAGATTTTAGTCAGCTTATAATACAAACATTGGAAGGAGATATGTGGGCTTTTCCTGGTGATTGGATTATTAAAGGAGTGAACGGAGAGTTCTATCCCTGTAAGCCTGATATTTTTCAGAAGACTTACGAGAAGGTGGAAGAATGATCCTTTATGAGTTCTGTTGTGGACACTGTTATCTAAAGTGGGAAGAGATGCTTTCCATGGAACACAGAGACTTACCAACTACCTTACCATGTAAACGCTGTGGTGAATATGAGGTGCGAAGAGTACCTGCTAGGGTGAGCTTTGTGGTTAAGGAAGGTGCTTGTGGTTGTGCAGCTAACGGGTACTCAAGTACTCATGGAGACTCTGAGAATTTTAAGGCCAAGTCTAGAGGGGAGAAACCACCTTACAAATAATCAGAGGGGAGATTATTATGAAGACAGTATTCGAGATGAAAGAACCTGTTAGTTGTGTTGTTTGTAGGACAAACTATGATAGGTACACAATAGGTTTTTGTCCGTATTGTAACTCTACTAAATATAATATTGTGATTCTTCCTGGGTGTAAGCCTGTCTCTATTCCAGAGCTATCTGTTGAAACTGGATACGAACCTTTAGCTCAAGTTCTTCAAGAAGCTCTCGACCAAGCTCAATATGGGAAAGGGAAGAAGTGTCATGCTAATGGAAAGCCTTTCTTAGAGCAGCCCATTATTGCTGGTGGTAGAGAATGCGGAGAGGGTGGATTAGCATTTCAAGCCAGGAAGAAGATACTCGAAGCTCTTAATTGTAAAGATAATGATAGGGCAATAGAAGACCTATTAGGTGCTATCAACTACACAGCAGCTATGGTAATTATTAGAAGAGAGAAGTGAGAGCCTATCAGAACCACTTAGGGCTATCAGCTATTAGATCTAAATGTATTCTAATAGCTGATGGTCCTTCCAAAGAGATTATCCTTTCAGATCCTACTACAGTTACAGAAGAATACTCAGTAGCTGTAGTCAATCAGGTGGGTCATCAGTGGCCTCACAGAAAAGACTATTGGTTCTCCTTACATGCAGATAAGTTTCCTTTATGGATATCTGACAGTGTTCGACTGGAAGGCTGCAAGCTAATAGGTTTCAAACAACCACACTTAA